ATAGTTTCTAACTGTATTTTCATCCATGTGATCAGGGCCTTTCAAAAAATTGGCCAGGCGATTCGCAGTCATCATTTTTTGGCGTTCACCAATCGCAAGACAGTTGTCTGGAGATAGAATGTTCGGTACACCGTCACCGCTGTCGCCTTTAATGATATGTTCCATGAGGTATTTATCGGGATCTGAATTCTGAACCCATTTCTTGCGAACCGGATCGTACTGCTTTACGTTTGCATACTTATGCAATTGGATGTAGTCTTTATCACCCGAAAGGATAAGGAACTGCTCAGCGCCGATGTTTAGTTCTGTTCCATGCTCATGGACGACAGCACCGATGATGTCGTCTGCTTCACAGTGGTCGATATGAATGACCTTATAAGGGAAGTGATCTTTAAGCTCAGAACGAATGGTATTGATCATTCGAAACAGTTCGTTCCAATCGAGCTCAGACTCTTCACGAGACTTTCTGCGGTTTGCTTTGTAGTAAGGAAAGGTTTCTCGCCGCCAAGAGTTCTTACCGTCGGCGCAGATAACGATCTCACCGAACTCTTTATGAAACTTTTTTCGGTTTGAACGGATTGAGTTTAGAAACATATGACGAAGAAGATTTTCATCCAAGTCAATGTTGTGGTGATTGCCGATACCGACAAATAGTGATGCTAGGATCACTTGGTTGAAGTCAATGAGTATTGCCATGTTGTATGTGTTTCTCTTATATTTGGATCTTATGAGTCTATACTACTCTAGTAATTCACCAATGTCAATCATTTCTTTGTCGATTTCTTCATTTTCTATAAATTCATCTGCAAAGTCTTGCAGAGGATGATATATGTCGCTTGCCATTAAATGAAGCGAGCGAATTGATTCGAGAAGAAGAATGATGGACGGGTAGTACCTTTCGGTGTCTTGTTCGAACCTGCACCCAGACCTTACCATCTCGATAAGAACAAGGTTCCAAAGACTTTCTGCGACGTCGTTCGAAAAACTCGTTCTGTATTCCGTAAGTTTTTCGGATAACTCTTCGAGTGATTGTGGTGGTGAGTCGAGTTTCATTCGAGGGAATTTTATGATTTCAGCCATTACTTAAACGCCTCAACAAGTTAATCCAAGAGTTCTTAAAGGTATTTATGCTATTCCGTGGAAGGTTACATGCGTCCGAATTCGTTATCTTATTAATGAAGTTTTCGTCGATACGCTGGGCATCAAGTATGTTCTTTACTGCAGAAAAAGAACGGTTCGCATGCTCGTTTCTATCCTCAGTATATTCATACATTAGAGTAGCGTTAGAAGACGTTTCTGGCAGAGCTGCATAATTAGGATGGATCACCAATACACCAGAACGTATCGCTTCTATCATCGCGATACAAGACGTTTCCTGCCATATTGAAGGGAAAAGGAAGATATGAGATTCCTTCAGAGCTTCGAGAACTTCTTCGTTACTCTTTGATCCATGATATGTAATTCGTGGATGAGCTTTGAGTTTTTCGAACAAGTTTTCATATGGCTTATCACGTTGTTCCCAACCATAAATCTTAAAGGATGAGTATACATCCAGATGAATGTTGTCGTATTGTTTGCTGAGAGCATCAAAGATCGGATAGACGAGTTCCAATCCACGATGCGGAGTCGTGTGATAGATGAAACGAATTTGATCGGTTCTCTTTTGATGCGGGTGATACTCCAACTCAATCGCATTGTGTATTACGCTACACTTCGAGTATGGAATCTGATAGATGAGCATGTATTGATCACGCTGCCAATACGAAACGAAAACAAAGTGATCGAACTTTTGCCAACCGCCGTCACGAAGAACAGCATTCTCTGGATCAAAAACTAAATCATGGCAGTAGAAAATGTTTTTCACATCTTTGTGCATCTCACGAGGCCTCGAGAAGTGAACTGCAAAATTCTGTAGAAGTTCCGGCGGAACATTATTAAGCAGCCTCTCTCGCATCATCTCAGTGCCTCCACGAGCATTGCGAGAGAGGTTTGTATCTACAATGTTTCCCTTGTAAATACAGCTCATTATTTGTCTACTGTGCTGAACTCTTTAAGAGAGTCCCAACGGAAAGAACGCCATCCGTTTGCTTCAACATCCCAGACCGCAAGCACAGTGTGGTTTGGAATCTTCTTTTGAATTGCTTCTTCAAGATCTACTTGAGCTGGCAGAAACTCATTTGATAGAGTGCAGTGCATCACTCGAGTCTCACCGTTTGCTTTTGTGAAAACGACCTTGCAGATCGTTTCGTTTAGCTTTTTAATGATATCGTCTTTATCATAATTCATAACTGTTTCCTTAGGTCATAGCAAAGATTTTTTTGGAGCGCTCTTTTGCGGGTCCACCGTTCAGATCGTTCATTCGAACACGAATGAAACGCTTATTCGTCTGTTCTTTGTTTGGATTCTCGATGGTCAGCCATGGGTTCGATCCATTCACCCATGCACGCTGCTTATTGAGCATGTCATCGGCGCCAGTTCTTTCGGCGCGAATGCTATTCAAAAGCTTGGAGTTAACGTTTTTGTTTTCGCCCTTAGAAACATAATTTTTACCGGACGAGCTCTTTCCCTTTGCCATAATATAGTATCTCCTTAGTTGGTCATTTCAAGTGTTACGAGGTTAAGATCTTTAAGTATCTTGAAGTTAAGAGTTGTTAGATCGACTTCTGGGTCTAATCTCAATAGAGAGATGAGTCTATCGACGAATATAAGTTCCTTATCATGTTCTGACGCAATTGATAACGATTCGAATAATGTCTCTAAGTCGTATGGATTTTCATAGAAAACCCTAGGTTTTGTTTTCTGTTTTTGCATCACGTTCCTTATCGTAAATATCTTGGAGAACATCATGGAACTCCTCAAGAGAACCATTGTTATGTACACGATAGGTACGGATTGGAAATTTGTGAGAGAGCACGTGTTCGCTATCGATCTCTGTCGTCTCGCGAATAACGTATTCTTTTTCTAATCTTCCATTGAAATATCGGCGTGAGTCTGAAGAGTAGTCGCACCCATTGCGTGTAAGCTGAACCAATAGTATATTTTCAGCTCTAACTCTATTTATTAATGGAACTAATTCCTCTTCGAAGCCGCCGTCTGAGATCGCGTAGTCAACGCCATCTTCGATCTTCGATGCCACTGCGACACCAAATACGTCCTTACCGAAGGCAGGTTTCGTGATCACTTCTGATACATAGATCATAGCTTCTCGTCTCGACATGTCTTCGAGAAGTTCTTCTTTTCTCTCTTTGACGGATCTATCGTTATAGCCATCCATGAACCATTCTTTGTCAACGCCAAAGAAAGAGATGGTCTCTTCGAATAGAACATCCTTAAAACTTAAATGAGTAAATCCGCGGCGAGCGAAATACGCCGCAGATTCATCTTTACCAGATCCAGGAGGACCATTAAAAATTACGATCAAAACCTATGCTCCTCCGTCGATGCTTCTGCAAATGCTTCATCCCACTCCTTGGCAGTGATACCGGAAAGAATGAACTCGCGGTCGGTATCGTTAAGATACGGCATCAGCTCCTGAATGTTGCCTAGGCCAGTTTCCCAAGCAGCCATGTCGTCAGGGTTAACCGGAATGTTGCGAGTACGCTCAACACCAGTCAGAATGCTCTTACGCTTGATCCACATTTTCTTTTTCCTTTATGAAGCCTAGCTTTGCGATATAGTAGGAATCAACAATGTCCGAAACCGGATTCCATTGATTCTTATTTAATATATCCAATTCTACGCGAATGTCAACCATTGTTTCTTCAAAAAAGCTTTCATACATCTTTTCTTTGTTTGCGTTTCCCTTCGTGGTAGCAAACTTTTTGATCTCGGGTGGCGCAAACACTTGAAAGGGAATCTTGTCTTTCCAAAGACGATACTTTAGTTGGCCGGTGTTCTCTGCTATCTGAAAGACTCGGCCGACAGCATTGAAGGCGTATCCTTCAATGAAGCACTTAGTTACGTTGTTTGATGTGAGAGTCTTGAGTGACCACTTTGAGAGGTTATCGTATCGATGCGCGTCGCAAAGATACTCTTGATACATCTCTCCATAGAACTGCCCAGAGACAACGACTGATTTCTCTCGATGTACGACATAGTAGAAACGGCAGTTTTTCACGTTCCATTCATCGCCCTCGTGAACGCATATAGCGGGGCTCGTCAAACTA